TAAGGCTTCTCTTGTAACATTTCGCTTCCATTGACAATAAGAATCAAAATCTTTTCTGGAAATCGAGGTCGAAGAAGTGAAAATAAGAATTCCGCTTTTACACGATTAGCTTGACAAGAATAAATGTAGAAGACGAATTCCGGTTGAAACGAATGAGCTGCAATATTTTTAATCCGACTTTTCAAAAGTCTGTGAAGTTGAAAACTGTCATTCATTTGTCGTGTAAACGTTAAATTAACATATCGACTATTTTTTATGTACATTCGTTTTAAAATTTCCAATGATGGCTTTCACAATTCCTTGCACACTTAGTCGGATCAAATCACATGTCATCATTGCCAGTTCTGTCTTTGCACCAGCCTGTCGTCAGTGGCGATGCGAACTTTAAAGTCTTTTTCATTGTCGATGCAACCGCCTCTATGACTGATTGTCTTCAACAAATCTTTGTCATGGTCAATGAAATAGCCCACTTTGTCACCATTGCAATTCCAAATCGCGTCTTTGTCATCGTCTTGTACCGTGACTATGACCAACATACCATATCCAAAGGTTCTGTATGTCAAGTACTTGAAACGGGCGATGTGAATGAAATCCGAGAATTCATGAAGCTGCACGAAGAAGCTTATGGCGGAGGGGACGAAGAAGAAGCCTACCGTACCGCTTTTGATCTTGCATCTACCATGCTGAATGCAGGGAGCAATGTAGATGATGGGAATATTGCATTTCATTTCACGGATGCTCCTCCTCGACCGGATCCTCGACCTCGTAGTAGCCAAGATTCGATCAAAGACTCGGACGCTGAGGATGCTCTTGTCAAGACGTATCTGATAAACTTGGGTTTTACACCTGAAAAGGCCAGATATGGTGCGACACTCGGTTTCACGGTAGATCAAAGCGATGAAATTTTCGATGCGATCGATGCTATGCCCTGTGTAGACAATGAAGAAAGCAGACAAGAACAAGAGTATTTCTTGTCCATTGACAAACCTTTTGAGAATTCCAACGTTGCTGAATCATTTCGCTCGAACTCGCTTTGCATGACCTTTGTCCAATTACCCATTACCGAAGATATTCAAACGTACTATGGAGCTTTTGGCTATGTCACAAGCGTCAATTTCAGTTACAATTTTGTTTCTTCTGTGATATCAACGTTCCAAGAACAAGTGTCGAACTATCCACCGTTTATTGGCCGAATGGCGTTTGTCACTGCTTCTTTGAAAGACGAAGAATATCGTCATATGGTGATTGTGGAACTTCGAAGACAAATTTCTGAACGTCAAGAAACGGGACTTCGCGATCTGTTCAACGGAAAGTACTGGGCACGAATTTATGAATCAGTTTTGAAGTACAAAAAGTCAGATGACCGTGTCAAGGAACTAGTGGATTGTGTCAGTCAGATGTGCCAGAAGAGACCCGATTTGATGGTTTTATACCGTCAATCGATCAATGAAGTGCAAGATGTACTGGATCTTATCGTCAACTTTCTCAAGGAGACGAAACTTTCCACCCTCACCGTCGTGTCACGGAACATGGACGCAAAAGTGGCAGACAATCTTGTCGCGACATTGATGAATTTCGATATCAAGGAAATTCGCAAGGTATGTGGTTCGATGTTGCGTTCAATGGAGGTGAAGTCGATCTGTGTTCCTTCGATGGAAGACCTGCATTCATTTATGCACCGTGCGACTACTTTGTCAAGAGTTCCCTTTATTCCTCTCCCGGATGACATAGAGGGATATACAGACAGTCAGTTTATCGAACTGTTGCCGATACTGTTTTCAGGAGTTACATTGAAAGGGTTGAGAAACAAATGCTTGTTTGCAATCTTTCTTTGCGAAGATGCTTTCCTGTCAGAAATCTGCCGTCGTTTCCTGACAACGTGTAAAGGCAAATGGCTCGATTTCTCTTTGTCCGACGATGGCCGATCCTTGAAAAGTCCAGAGAATGTTCAACCGACGTTTATGAGTTTCTTACTGACTTACTCTGAATTTCTTACGGAAGAAGAGACGATGACAGTGCAATTCCTCCTCTACCTTTCCAAAGTTCATGGTGAAAAAGATAAGATCCACGGTATTCTAGCGCGCTTAGCACCTGTTGTTTCACAGCACGGGTCTTGCCTTGCCTGTAGCGCCGTCGTTCCAGTCAGCTTCCCTTCTTTTCAAGGAGTATGTATTGCGTGCATTCGCAAAGAGGCAGTGGCAAAGAAGGAAATATGCCACGATATCGTCCACAACGCGGTCGATAGTTGCATGATCTGTGGCTCGCAGCGCAACTTTTCGAGAAAGCAGAGAAGCAAACATCGATTCGGGGAAAGATTCTGCAGGACATGTTTTGAGTTGCATAAAGCTAAAGACACTTCGCGACCTTTTGATATAGCACCTCTATCCGTCATCATTGAAACGAATAGGTGCCTCATCGAAGACATGTACGGAAAGGAACCATTTTCAGTGGTAACGTCGATTCTCCAATTCAGCGCTCCGAATATCAAGGCAGGAGAGTTCCTTGTGCGCGTACTCAACCATCCTCAGTACCAAGAATGGCGACTTGTAAGGTTTTGCGATCCTGAGTCGACAGAGCTAAAGGCTTTGGTGTTATCCGATCGTCGAATCACCAATTCGAGAAGTATTTTTCGAATTCTAGAGAAACTCTTTTGTTATGCACCATCAACCTCCTCCTCAGGAGCACCAGAAACATGTGGCATTTGCTTTGAAATTCTCGCACGAGGTGAAAGCATGGTCATGGCAAGAGGTGACCGTGTTTGCCCCAACGCAAAATGTTCTCTTGTCCTCTGTTCGTCGTGTGATCAAGATCTGAGTGATCTTCTCGTTCCGGGAAGAACGGCTTCTACATCTGCAATTACTTGCCCAGGATGCAGATCACCAAGACTAGGTGTTTTGAGCGAGATTGTCGAAATGTCCTTTACCATGAACATTATCTTGTGTCATTCTTGCAAACAGTTGAAAACGTATACCCCGCATGTTTGTGGCGTCAACGTCGACGAAACGGGTCTTTTGCGTTGCTTTGACTGCATGGAATTGGCTTCTTCTGTGCAATCTTCTACTTCCTTGGGAAATGGCGTCTTCGAATGCTCCTGTGGAACCCATTTGTGCAAAGCTGAAACTGTCAATGGAATGACAAATGAGAATTGCAATCATTTGGAATGTTCCTGTGGCAACCATCTCTGTGGATTTGAAGGATGTGGAATCATTTACTTGACTTCGGAAGAGGTTTACTCGCATATGTGGAATCAACACGAAGGTCTTGGTGGAAGGTATGGTGGTCATCCTTGAGATTATAGAAAGGTTTTTATGGGTTTGGAAATATAATTAAACATATCAAGTAGAATAAGAGCAGCAGCGTAGTTTAATAATGTTATCATTGCAATTTGTCTACCATGAATTCGCTACTTGTACGATACTATCCTATTTAACCATATTTGACATAAGTTCCATGGATCGTGCCATTGGTTGTAAGCGTATAAGACCATTGTTTTTAAACGCTCTTGTATATACAACCGTCGAGAACTACGTCCGCTTAGAATCGCGCTCTCTTTTGACATGGCTTCAGCGCCGCAGAGTTCGTCTTAAAAGAATTTTATGCAGCCTTCCTGTATCTCCGAATGATCCTTTCATCGAACATGTCGAGAATCTACGCTTTTCAATCATCTCTGATCACAAGAAACTAAACTTACAGTCCATCTTATCAAAGGCAAGAAACTTGAAAGTTCTTGCCATCCCTTCTCACCGTATTCATCCTCAATCAATTTTTCCATTTGAAAGTTCCAAACAATTGACCATTCTTGACTTATCCTTTTGCTCCTTCACAGATGAATTGACAAACAACTGGTTATTACCTTTTCAAAATCTAAAAGAACTGTCTTTGAACAGAAGCAATATCACCAACGATGAAATAGTCTCGCTACAAAGTCTACCTGCGCTAACGTCTCTTGATCTCAGCGATTGTTACGCCATTTCAGATACGGGGGTGAAACAACTCCCTGTAATACTTCCAAACCTCTTAGTCCTTGTCCTCAATCACCTTTGCTACCTCTGTGACGACGGACTGATGCACTTGCTTCGAACATGCCAACACCTGAGATCTTTGTCCATTCGTGGTTGCCATCGAATCAATGGATCGACCTTATCTTCCATTGTCAGAGACTCGTCTCTTGTGACTATTGATGCTTCCAGGTGCACAGGATTCAAGAAAACGTCTCTTGAATTATTAAATACGCGACTTACTGGGTTATTCTTGGAAGGTTGCTACTTTCTAAAACCACGACTTTGTCATGGTCCTCTAACGAACCTTGCAAAGATATCTTTTGCATCCTGTGGTCTTATGGACGAATGCTTTTTGATTGAGTTTTTGACGAATGCACCCCTGCTTACACATCTAGGTTTAGCCAATTGTTATCGCATTTCCGGAGTCACTTTGAATGCGTTGAAAACCATATGCAGGCATCTGAAATATATGTCCCTTGAAGGTAACGGGAATGTGACAGATAGAGATATCAAGAGCTATTTAGCAAGTCGGCCGACATCCCTCGTCGAAATCGATGTTCGTCATTGCCAGTTCATCACTTCCGATTGCATAAAGTTTGATGAAAAGGTAATCATTCGTGTTATTTAAACCTTAAAAACGCCTATCATTCAAGTACATTTCAAGCATTTCTTTTACTTCATTGATCAAAGGAACATGAATTTGAGACAATAACGCTTTTGCAATTTTCTGACGATTCAATTGTCCAGGTGTATTGAACATGCGGCAAATGAAAACAGTGTTTGAATCTGTATGATTCAGCGAATTGTCTAACCTCTCAAGACTGAAATGGCGCCAATCGTCCCTGTTCAACGAAAATGGAATATCTGTGTAATAACATCGAAATTTCTGTTTGACCAATTTGTCGTAGAGCAAATGGACATGTTGAATGGGGATCCCTGCCATCCGAGGATTGCGTTTACTCTTCTTATCCATTTTCACATAGGAACGCAGTTTGGCAGCTAAGATTGTTGGAAGATGACATTGACGAAGCTGACGCATATATTCAGGATTTTTCTTCCATGTTTGATCCAACAACACTTTTGAAGGAACGTTGACACCGCTCATGCTCGGAGTATTTGTCCATTTTCGAGATAATTCATTCAAAAGTCCATCTGTATCGGAAGGTTGCATCATTTCATGCATCATCTCTTGAAAGGCCTCTTTCCAACATTCTAATAAGTTTCCAATCGCTTTTTGTTCTTGTACATTGAATTCATACGCGATTTTCGTGCAAAGCTCGGGAAGATGATCTTGCGTGGGTCCGTCGTTCTGAATACTTACTTTCCAATCTGCGCGACCACTCTGTTCACAAAGAGGAAGATTACTTATGCTACAAATATTTGGGTGACGATCATACCATTCACGTGAAAGTTTCGGATACGCTTTTAAAAGAACTCGTAAGAACTCTTCTCTACATCTACTTCTCTCACGACCGACTTTTCGAGAACATTCTCGACAACCGCGCGTTCTTGTATTCGAAATGAATTCTTTGCCGCTCTTCACGTGCAAATTGGATACGGATCGACTATGTTTGTCAAAAAGGAAATAAATCGGAGTAATTGGTTGCTCTTTCCCACATCGGAGACAAGATTCGACGACGAGAATTTCTGAACCTTTTTTCCCACCCAAAATGCATCTACGATTACGGGCATATGTATTTGCATAACGATGTGCCGATATGCTTCCTAAGGAAAGGAAGCCTTGTTCATAATGACGTTTCCATTTCCTTCTTAATTTTCGATCTTCTTCATCGAGTTTACATTGGCGATCGGTCTTGATTCCAAACGCATATGTTTTTCGAAAACGACGGTTACGTGGCATTGTATATACTTGGCCACAGAAAACTTTATATGAAGATATAGAGGTGCAACGCTTCTTTACTTATTATGTATATTTTACTTGTTTTACTTGATTTACTTGACTCCAATATTGTTGTATACTGATGCGTTTAAATTGTCATTTGAATCGTCAAAATATTTTACTTTGTCCATTATTTGAAATCGTAACATCATACTTAGAAAAGGGTTGTTTATCAAGGCAGTGAAAACTAAAACACAATCTTTTAAAATCGTTGACCGCCTCGAGCTCAAATGAAAATACCTTGTATAATTCTCCCTTTCCCAGACAGTAACCATTAAAAAGAATCGTCTATAATGAGGGCAAACCCTCTCAAATGAAAATACCTTGCATAATTCTCCCTCTCCCAGAAAAAAAAATACCGCTTCCAATAATTGTGGGCTTTGCTCAGGTTTCGCTAATTTTTGCGTTCGATTCTTGTTTTCAAAAATTATCTCTTCTACAATCGTTTCACGACCTCGGACAAACTTTGAGTATTTATTATCAGAAAAATTAAAACCAGTCAGATTCAGTCCGCTGCAATCACAAACGTCTCGAAAAATTAAAAAATTGCAATTTTCCCGTAAATTAATGTTCTAAACATTTATGCCATGGTCACGAAAGCAGATCAAAATCTCTTCATGACTGGAAAACGACGAAGACAATCGTTTTAGGAAACTTTTACTGCGATTCACATGCTTAAGACGATCCCCCGTGAAAATGCTTAGTACCTCGCTCAAAACAGTGATATTTCCATCTTTTACCACATACTGGGCGAATGTAATTATCGAAGTCTTCGGAAATGCGAAGTTTCTTTCACATAAGCGATGTAGCGTCAACAGAGCAGTTGAAAGAACGCGTCTTTTTCTGAAAAAAGCATTCGTGCATCGAGATCCATAGAACGTATCCTTTAACACATTTACTTGCTGCTCGTTCTTGCATTTTTCGAAAATCACAAAATACAAATCGCTACTCTTCTTCCATATCTGGTGCAAGTCGTCCTTGGTAAAACAGAGTCCGCTTTTTACAAGTTCACCAGCAAATTTGACAACGTCCGACGTTGAGTAGTCATTTGTCTTCAGATTTTCAAGACGTAGAAGCAGAAGTGGAATTCGCAATTCCGAACGAAGAGAATCATCCGTCCAGGACTTTTTCCTCAATATTTGTGTCGCAAGAGTGTATTCGCGCAAATTGATGAGTTGTTGGATCAATGTCGTATCTTCAAAGGAGCTGTACTTGTCAAATAGTTCCGACAATGCATTTCGTTCCCTCCATGTAATTGAATCCAAGTTTTCGACACAATTGAGTGCAAATTTTGGATTGGACGTGATCGCATTCAATTTCTCAGGAGAGAGAATGTTCAGCAAGTCAATAAAAATATTCGCTCGTCCTTTCTTCAAGTGTGAAATCATGATATCTATTTTCCAATCACTAAATCTCTTGTCGTTTATAAAATATTGAAATGCTTTCCCCGATTCGATAACACTGCCCCACTTCAATTCGACACAGAATTCAAGAAGTCGTTCGTCAATAACGAATCTTGTCGGATACTTGTCATGCAATTCGAAGAAAAGCTTTAAATTATCGCGTTTCAAGACCTCTTCCACCACTTTCATTGGTTCTATGTCTGGCTGAGACGATGCAAATTCCAAAAACAAACAGTTCGTAGTGCGAACGGCATGACGCAATGCAAAGTCCGTCACCTTGAACCCGAATGCAACTAGCTTTTGCCAAAGATCAATATCATCCCGGTATAAAGATTTGTCATGTTCCAATAGCTTACAAAGGACATCCGTAACTCGCCTTTCAGCCAGTGGTTGAATCGAAGCGATGCGAAATATTGCATCAATGCAAAAGGACGACTCTTCTTTGTTTTTGCCTCTTTTAGCAAGGTCAAGGATACTTGTTTCAACTATGTCGAGGGTTTCGTGGCCATATAACCAGATGAAATCCAAGACTAAGGGAAGCACGACACAACAAGAAGAGTACATAGTTGCATAGTTGAAAATGAAGTTGCATTGAGGAGCGAAGACAGAAAAATAATTCTCCAAAAGCAGCTTTACTAGTTTCGTTGAATCGATGTCCATTGCCGCGTACAAAAGAAAAAGAGCGAATTGATTGTCGATTGTGGATGCGAAGACAAAAATGTTTGCTGCAGCAGATTGGGGCATAATCTGATAAAGCTTGGCAAGTTCATTTGCAACTGCTTGAATGGGTTCTGAATACGCAATTCCTTTAAACCAGTTGTACGTGATAAACTGAAACGTGGAGTTGCAGCTTTGTGCAATTTCAAAGGAGAAATCAGTGAGGAGAAATGTCATAAACGGTCTCAACTTTTGTGTCAAAAGATCGAACATGAAAAAGCGATGTTCGCCTTTCGCTGGCGTATTGGTTAAGAAATTAACAATCTCATTTGCGAGCTGTGTCCGTTTCGATTCTACCCATAAATTCTCTTTGGTAAGATGTCTACCACCAATTTTCACTAGAAATTCAATAATCATTCTATCTTCTTCTAAGAAAGGATTGAAAGGGAGGTATTTCGAGCCATTGCAGTTACGTTTTCTTTTCGGCATTCCATCCCCTTCTAACAGTTTTTCTAATTTCTTCATTATCTTCGATGAAATAATTAAAGATCTGTCATCATAATTCTTGAACAAGAAGTCACAAGTGATTCTGTCGTACGGAAAATATCCAAAGTAATTGCAGGTACCAACTCGACGATAGAGTTCATGTACTGATTCAGGACATTGACTACGTGGAAAATACCATTCTTTTGGTATAGGAATCTGAATGAGTTCTTGATCGTCCAAATCCAATTCGTCGCAAAAATGCGTGTGGACATTCACTTCCCGATCATAGAATCCGTCCCTTTGAAGATCGGACTTGTTTTTCGTCACAAACATGTCTGAAATTGTGAAGAGTGCCGGAGGGAATAAGAATATTGATCATCAAATGATTGATGCATGCACAGTGGATTGATTGTGTATATGTTGGTATATATTGACTGTACAACATACATATTACCTTCTGAATCCTATTCGCTCGCAACTGCATTATTTTCACTTTGTGGAGATATGGAAGTCTCAATTAAGTTTTTTACAATCGTTTCTATGACGCTCTCATTTACATTTTCTTCGTTGCTCTCAACTTGTTGAGGTTCAGCTTGTCTTGCTTCAGTATCATCTTCTGATATCGTAGAAACAATTCCTATAATAGCTGGAGGTTCGACTATAGGTTCGACTATATTTGCTATCTCGAACGTATTGGTAAACCAGCAACAAAAGTTCATATTTATAAAGTATGGATGGAAAAAATATTATTGCTTCATAATAATTTCATTTTCCTGTCTATCTCTGATCCAAGTCATTTATCATTTGATAATCTTTATGGCGATAATCCTCTCTTCAAAGCCATGGTGATCATGATTGAGTTCGTCTAACCAAAAACTGAGCTTATAGAACTTAATTCTCCATTGAAAATGTATGAGGGAGACGTACTTGGTTATTGACTTCTTGTCTATTCCTTGTCTAACTTTTCTTTGCTTAAATTGGTAGAAGACCATCGCTCTTGAGCATATCAAACCATGATTTCACTATAAACATGGAATTTGAGTATAGGATACGAACTTCTGGTGGCATATATGAAAAGGAATCTTGTGATTTTGGATCATGGGCGAATTCTACAAGAGATTTTCTTCCATTGAATCTTGTATTTAATTCTCGCTCGATAAAAGCTACAAACGATTGTGGGAAGTTCATGGATACGAGGACGGGAATTAAATCATTGTATGTTACAGCGAGATTTACAAAATTGGAAAATGATCCTCTGCGATCTCTATCCAAAGCACGAAAATTCTCAATGACTTTACTTGTCACATTGCTTAAATATTCTTGTTTTTCGATTGCAATTTCATCGATGATATCATTTGATAAAGCATCGCCGGCGTTTCCTAATGTCATTATGTAGCTGTAGCTATTGTAGCTAATTCGATACAACTTAAATTTGCTTATATATTAAAAACGATCATTTTTTAGTATTTACCCTAGATTTACTATTTTTATAAACCGAAAGTATCAGGTATTTCAGATCCCCAAAAGAATTTGTCCTCTTTTCCTTTCACGTAGTTTGTAAAGGTTTTATGAACCACTGCATTTGTCATGATTCCTTTGCTGTAAACAATGTCCGGATTGTAAAGACGTTTCTGGCGATCAATCCAACTTCTGTAACTCTGGTTTTCAAGTTCGTTTCCGCTCTGAATCCAATTACAGAACGATTCAAACTTTTTCAACCACTTCATCTCAGGATTCAAAAAATCTTCTGGATATTGGTTTAGAATTTCCGTGAATGATTTGTAGATTTCTTCATTGGCCATTATTCCGGAACATCCACGATGCTCACGACGCTGATTTGTCAACCAAGACGAAAGGCGAGGATCGCTCGTTCCAGTAGGCATGTATCCTCTTGTTTCCCTAAACTGCTTTAAAACTGCCAACGTTGACTTCCAATCCTCCAATTCGACGCTAGACGTCATGCTTGATTTTGTGAAGCGTATGGTTGTTACTATAAAAACAAATGGATTCAAAATGGTTTTAAGGATCATTTATGTCTTCATTCTTACACTAGTTTTAAGCATGTTTTCCAATGTGCTAAATTTAGTATTTGCTGCGCTCGCAAATGGGCGAATGTATAATTATATAGTCTATTTCACATCGTTATATGTTCTTTTCAAAGACATGGAGGTAGTCGCACGGCGCTGTGATTTGACGAATTCAAAACACTGTTCTGCAAGTGAGACATTGTCACGGAAAAAATGGTCCAATGTTTCCTTGAGGAAAGCCAATGTAATACTTTGCTGTGATTTCGAAACAACATATCGAAGATCACCATCACTAATCTTTATACGAGTGTCTTCCATACCAGAACCTTCCATATATTTCAAAACTTCTGTTTCCACCGCAGATCGCTTTTCACGCAACTCTTTCAATTGCTTCTGGAGATGAGCGCATTGATTGTCCAATGCGACGAATTGCTGGATGTTTGAGACAAAATGATCCTGAGATGACATTACTGATGATGGTGCTTGGTGCCACAATTCAAATCGCGTCTATATTACTAGAGTTCATTTTTTTATTTTCATATTTGACAAACATTCTTTTCATAAAGAAACCACAGTGCAAAAAATATTGTAAAATATAGAAACCCAACGCTCAATAAATGTTGAAAGTGATGTCTCTCATGTACATATGCTGTATAGGAATTGATACTCAGCTGAGTGAGTTTCGGAAAATTGTCGAGAAGTCTTTTCAAAAGATACTCGTAGTCGTCGACATTGACTTCGCATTGTAGCTGTAAGAATTGCAGCTTCCGGAAATTTTGGATACATAGCGTCTCCACTGTATTGACGTTTAGATTCCAGTTTGTCAAACAAAGTTGCAAATGTTTCAACTCCTCGTAGCGGGATATTGAAGCCAGAATATCTTCTTCGAATTTGCAGAAAAGACGCAACGAAAGTAGTTGTTTGCCATGAAAGAAATCAAGAAATTGAATTGCTTCAAATTCTTGACAATGCAAGGATACGTTTGTCAAGTTTGTTGAGTTTGTCGCACAGGAAAGTATTTTGTAGACGCTGTCTTTGTTTCCGAGATCCACTGTCATACTAAGCTGCATCAATGACGAAAAATCGGAAAAGTTAAAAATCACTTTGTTTTCAAAGGTTTCGTCGATCACAAGGTTTGTGAAAGGAATTGGCCATTTGGGAAAATCAGAACGTGATGACACGAACTGTTTCCACCTTTTCACTGAAACCTTGAGACTGTCGTTGAAATCTTTAGAACAGAGCTGTAAATTGAAGATGTCGACGAAACCCAGATATTCTAAAACATTGTCACTCAAAGAGAGTACGTAGAGGAAGTTGGATCGCGACATTACATAAGAAATTATGACATAGCACCTGCCTTGAGCAATCGCATTCGAATAGTTTACAATTGTCATATGACCGCTAACCAAATTAGGCGATCGAGCGGTATTTGTATGCGTTTAACAATTTGTATTGGCCAATAAAATATATGGTCATCTCATTTTCGAATGAAACTTTTTCGTATTTTTTCTTCAATATTGGCCAAGTGATAGAATCCATCTAAACATAGCGTTTTTAATTGGAGGTTTATTTTTTCCTTCATATTTTTATAAGTCTTCTCATAAAAAGGTTTTGGGCGGTGAGGATTTAAACCAAAAATGCTTGAAGTCTTTAATATACACTTTGTTCGCCAGTCATCATTGATAAAATAGTCGAGCTTCTCAAAGTTGTTTATGTCAAAGTCTTCATTAAAGTCTGCGTATGATATAGTTTGAAAATCGTTTACGCTTAAATTGTTATTGTCCTTACATTTTAAATATTGTGACCAATACATATTAAATTGAAAGCAATCGATCATGACATGTTGGCGAATAATATTGATAAGACGACCTTCATAACAATCTTCTAAAAAGCAAAATTCATCTAGATCGTTGAAAAAGACATATGGAAACGATAGCTTACTTCTATAAAGCATATCGACCAAGGCCAACATCTGAGCTATTGAGTGTATAGTATATCCTTCATCTTTAAACCAATATGGATAGTTCCATTCCACTAAAGTTACGTTAATATTCTTGTTGTTTTCAAGCTCGTCGAAAATCTCTTTCGCTTTAGGACAAGTTAAGAGATTATTTAATTGACCATTATAATACAAAGAAAAATGTGATACTCCCAAATCATAGTAATGTTGTACATACGCTGGAATCAACTGATAATCTCCTTTGAACAAAGTCATCATAGATAATTCTGCAACCACTTTTTCCTCCAAAAAATGGTCTTTAGAATTGAGATTGAAAAAGTACATCGCACCTTCAAATTCGATGCCAAATACTTTTGAATCCATCCCAGATTGATTAGAAATAAGAAAAATTAAAAACCGATCAGCACTACCATACTCTGCTGATATATTCGTATGTTCGCATTTTCGCCCATCTAATTCAAATTTTAAATCAAAAGCTTTTCTGACGCTTGTCAATGTATTTTCTTCGAGCTCTTTATAGTTAACTCCTATGACGTAAATCTTGTCATTCGTGTAAAATATATCAGCGACAACGACGAAATTACCGAATTTGAGGGAAAGTGGTTTTCGCTTTAAAAGCATTGCGTAGATACTATAATGTATAATACATAGCTCTATATTAAAACTGACGTCCACGGATTTTAAAATTTATCTTGCAATCTTCTGTGAAAGCAATCTTAAAAGATCTACAAAAGCCGATTCTTGTGCATCTGTGAACATAACTTGCTCCTTATCATCATATGCACATTTGATAAACAAACTTTGAAATCCACAAAATTTGGCATTTGCATACATATCATCTGATCTCGTTGACATATCAATCAAAATTGGATTCGATTGGCACCAAATAATATTTTTCATGAGTGATCCGTGACAACCGACGATCAGGATTGCGTTGCCAAAGAGTGTTTTTGTCAAGTACAAGGTTTCTGTCCCGTCTACCACCTCAAACCCTAATTCTTCGACAAGAATTTTTACAACTCTTTCTTCGTTCAGCATAGATCTACCGTGCTTACCACGTTTCAAATAAATTTTCTTTGCACTTGCATCGTCTTTCTTGGTGTGCAAATTATGAAATGTTTTGTTAAAGTGATAGGCGAAGAAGAGATCGTAGTAACCCCTGCAATAATTTTTCATAGTTGACACGAAAATTTTCTTTTTAAAATGATAAAGTTTATGGGTATTTTCTTGTGTGACAACATCTGTGGGATATGCAAATCCCAGTTCCCGAAAATAAAATTCAATTTCGTTAATACGATTCGCCGACAAATGAAATAATGGCAACATCTTATTTTTTTCTGGACACTGCAGCAATCTTTTGACACAATCCCAGAATTCACCAAAATTGTAAAATCCATAGATATAATCCAGATACATTACATCGTGATCAACAATTTGATCGACTTCCATATTATCTACTGAATCGTACTTTTTCTTTGAGTTTTCGTGAATTTCATTGTAACTGCAATATTCCACATCGGAATCAAATATCGCATTAACAATCCTATTCCCAGTTTTCGCGTCAAACCATCTTCTATTAATGTAGAAAACATCTTCAAAAACTAAAGTTGTCTGTTTTTGACCCGGCCAAATGTTATCGCAAAATGGCAATTTATAAGTTGTCAGAAGTTTTTCTAAATCTTTTGAAGTGAACGGTAAACTGTGACTAACGATAATATTTTCATCCCACCATGTCATCAAATACTTCAATTCATTTTTGCAAGATACTTCATTAGCATGATTAGAAGTCGTGGTTGTACTAGGGGATACGAGTTCCACTATGTCATTATAGCAACTGTTTAATCTTTGATTGTCTACTAAATGGGAACAATGAAGAAGTTCAACATAATGAATTGCCCGTGCCTTCTCTTCTTCTGTGAAATGAACTAATGTTTTCAGTTGATCGGAAAACGTGGCAAACAATGTATCCAAATTGTATGATGAAACATGAATACGAATATTTTCACTTTCAAGATTTTTGAAATCAGATTCAGTATATGATGTATTCTTTAAGTAGACCAAAACGTGAAGGGTATTCCAGTCAACGTTCTGTTTTTTATATCGATCAATCGCTGCACGGAACTTATGTAAATCCGATAAATTGTGATACAGGACAGTCAAATGATCAAAATTGTATATAGTGCAAAACATAATAAATTCGTTAGATTAATTCAATATGGCATAATTTAATTTATTTTTGACATATTTTTAAACATGATTTAATATTTCTGTACCATCATTTCAATATAATTTTCCATGCCATGTATCAGATGTTATGTTCATGCAGCCCATTTGTGGTGTACAATTTTCACGACTTTGTTTTAGAAAACAGTGGTCAATTTCAAAATTTGCCACAGTTTCTCATAAACTATGCCTCTCACACTTGAAATTCAAAGTAATCGCGGGGCACGAATAGGGCATAAATGTCACGAGTACTTCGTCGCATTGCAATATTGTCGCCAACATTCCATCGAATGTGCATACTCGCCCTTTGTAGGCAATTCTTCTCAGTATGACAGCGTCTTAAATTTCGGTCGTTTTCATAGCGACATTGATTCTACCAAAGTGTATAAAAGGCTCAATGATGATGAGGTAAAAGGGTTACTATCATCAAATAATATACACGAGAAATTTATGGAGATGCATCGAAGCGAATTGAACTTCTACGTTTTCGTGTCGATACAAGGAAATGAAAACTTTTTGTGTAGGTTGCGTGATAATATTGACTGGGAAGCCAGATACGATATCATAAAAGAGTATCGACAGAACTCTCTTTCTTATTTTCGTAGTTTACCACAATTCACTGCACTGAATCTCCCTAAAAGGTATATATGTATTCATATTCGTTGTGGTGATGTTGTTAATTACAAGTCACGATATCTTCCCTATTCATATTTTGTGAATGCGTATAAAAAAATGCTCGACGTTTTGGAAGAAAAATATCTTTTAACCTACGTTTTGACGGAAAAGAATTTTCAAGACGACGACAAGATTCTGGAAGAGTTGCCGAATGTGAACATGGTCAAAATCGGTGAAATCGAATCCTTTTTAATGTTGGTCAATTGTAGCTACTTAGTGGCATCTAGGTCGGGGTTTTCTAATCTAGCGTACAGCTTAGGTGATATGAAAGTTGTTGTTCCACCATTTGATTGGAATCATTATTTTGATAATGTGCTTTTTCGAGGAGACATGTTACACGAAAATTGATCTATCTAATACCATATATACTATCATTTACGTCAAATGGAAAAAATTAAATGTATTGATTGGAAGTTTCAAAGAATTTATTCGGTGTAAGACACTGGCTTGCACCCAAATGGTTTTGACTTCTTCCTGGGTGCACGATAATTAGGAGTTCGGCAGATAGCTTTCCATGAAATTAGATTTGCACCCTCACTGGGTTGAATCTCGAGAACTTGATTGTCAAATGGAATCCCTGTCGTTTCATATATTTTCTTTCGCAGATCATCAATGACGGATTTTTCAATCGATCGATAATCGGTTGTACTTAATACAAGTTCAGACAACATGAAACGCACATTTGTATTCTGAATAGGAAAATAGACGATGCATATCATTTTTTTTCAATAGTTGAAATTGTGAGCTCATGATATCAAATATTCTGCCAAAGCGGAATCAATCACTGCGATAAATGATCGATCATCCACATACATGCATCTATCCCACTCAAAGACAGCAGCTCACAGACTAACGCTCCCTCAAGTATCGAAACGCATTTATATTTCATCATTTCAATCAACATAAAACTATCCTCTCTCTTAGCCAAAGCAACCAGCAAGGTCAAACACATTTCACCATGAAAGTCAGAATCTATGTTTTCAACATAGGATACAATAAAAGGTGAAGTTTTCAGCTCTTCCTTGAAGATCGTGCACGCAATATTCAAAACAATCCATGGTCTTTCGATCGTTCTTTCCACAATCACCAAAAAGGCATAATATGCCATTTCACGGAGCTTTTCGTAACCAAACCCATCAAATATTTCAGAGGGTACATTGCGTAGCACGTGTAGATAGAACAGGTCGAATTCGCGCAGCATTTCTTCGCGTGACTGTGCTTCCAGTACCACAGATGTCAGCATTGTAAAAAGGTCTTCGTTCAAAGTTCCATTACTACCACAAAGGGTTTCAAAGGCCTTTTTCGTGGCAACAAGCAGCAGATAAGAGAATGAGCATGTCGTAAAGTTTGCAGGAGATTCACGTATTCTTTGTATGTAATGACAGAGATGGTATCTCATTGATCTGTCTTGAAGATAGAGATCATAGTCAATATCTATAAAAAATCGAATTTCCGAAGCAACCGACGCACTCAAGTAGCAAGAGGATGCAGAGAAGTTCTCATTCAACAAAAGCAGGAATTTTGTGACTTTTCTCTCAAAACTGGCCACAAGTGATTCATTTGTCTTTTTGAGCCGTGTTGCAATGAAACGAATTGTTTTCACCATAAGTCGCGTTTTTAAGAACCCGTTCTCGTCACTAAGATAAAGATGGTATTGAAACAAATGATTCAACAAAAGTAACGTCAGCTCATCTTTGCATTCATTGCGAGTCACTAAAAAGAGTACATGAAGCAGTTGGGGATATCCTGTATGCAAAAGTTGATCCATTCCATATGCCGTTTTCATAAATTGAAGAAAACAGTTCATAGATGAATGAACAAATTGTTGCATATGTTGCTTGTCACAATGACTCCATTTGACCACTGGAAGTTTGGACAATAGTCTCGACAGACGAGTGACACAATCACTGTTCTCCAGGTACTTGCGGAACGAAGCATGATCTCGCAAGAATATGTGGCGCACAAAATCTAAATGTTTTGAAAACGAACAAGGTGTTTTCTTCTGAGACGCCTTTTCGATCTCTTCAATGACCAGTAATCCGAAATTGGGTGACGGGTTTGGAATTTGAAGGTCAACCCATTCATGCTCAAATCGGTCAAAGTAGCGAATCAATAATTGAATTGCTGTCAAGGAAACGTGCACATTTCTTTGAAACTTGAGCGCCATGTAGATTTGACCTAGTAGTTCTTGTGGTTCACAAGAGATCATGCTCTCGGCCATTTGAGGCGTGAGAGACATAATGAAGGAAGAGGCTAGTTTTCTTCGAGAACGTGTGCTGCATTCTTCGCTATGGTGCTGATGCGATATCCATTCCCGGTATGGAAGTTCTTCATTGCATGTGGAACATAAACGATCTCTGCGGTCACAGATTGTGCGATGGTCGTTTTTAGCGTCAATGTTTCCAAAGACATGCATACATCCTTCGAAATCGCACATGTGGACAAATGGACACGACAAGAGATGTTTTTGATAGTTGGAAAGCGGTCCTGTCCATTTACAATCAACGGAGACGCATTTTGTGTCAAGTTGCAAAATGAATTCTCGAAGAACGATATTTTCTACTTGAAAAGGAAGGGGTTCCAATCTACATAAGGGACACGTGGATTCTTGAGGCAATGGTTGAATACATCTTTGGCAAAAGCTATGACCTGTGTAGCAAAACAAGACTGGTGTTTGGAAAATATTGAGACAGATCGCGCATTTGAGAGAATCAGGAGGTGGGACGGCGAAAGTTATGGAATCTCCTACAATATTATCCATTTTGTCGAAAGTATGCTTGTTTTTCTAGTTTTTTCGTTCATGTGCGTTCGACATTCTTTCATTTTTTCTTCCTTTGAAAGGAATATATTTACTATCAGCATGTCATCTACCCACTTGTCCTTCTTCAAACGAATTTGCAAGATCCGTCGTCAAGTGTAGGTGAACTACTAGGCGTTACATTTATGAGTCGTCCCGGGAAAGGGTTTGTGATTGGCGCCGGACCTCAACTCCGTGTCATTGCTCGT